GCGAACCATTGAAAAAGTAGAAGCTGGAAAGACACGTCTTTTTGCTGCCGGTGAGATGGCCTTTTTGATCATCTTCCGACAATACTTCTTCGGTTTTGCTTCTCATATGATGAGAAATCGAATTCAGAATGAATCCTGTGTTGGCATAAATGTTTACTCTCAAGAGTGGACTACGCTTGCCAACCGAATGCGTTCTCGTGGAAAACATATTATAGCTGGAGACTTCACTAATTATGATGGTACTTTGTCTGCGACCATGTTATGGTCTTGCCTTGATATCATAGAAGATTTCTATGATGGCACAGACGAGGAGCAATCAATTAGACGAATGATCTGGCTTGATATTGTGAACAGTGTTCATGTGAGTGGAAACCAGCTTTACGTGTGGTCCCATTCGCAACCTAGTGGTTGCCCAATCACTGCCTTACTCAACTCACTTTACCACAGTATTTCTGCAAGGTATGTTTACATAGTTTGCGCCAAGAAATACGCCCCCGACCAAGTTTCTCTGTTGAATTTTGACCAACATGTCTGCCACAACAATTATGGCGATGACGATTTGTGGAATATCTCTGACGAAATTGTCTCCTGGTTTAACCAGGAAACTATCTCAGAGGCATATGCTACAATTGGTATGACTTATACAGATGAACTTAAGACCGGAACCCTCATCCCGACCCGAACTCTCGATGAAGTGCAATTCCTAAAACGGAAATTCAGGTATGATCGAAATCAATCTCGCTATCGCTGCCCTCTTTCTATAGATACCATCCTAGAAATGGCAATGTGGAATCATGGAACCAAAAACATTATGGAAATCACTGGAGACACATTACAAGAGGCAGTTTATGAACTAAGCCACCATAGTGAAGAAACCTTTGATGAACACATGCCGCGATTCAAAAAAGCACAAAAGATTATACCTGTTCCGCTGGCAATGTATGATGAGTATCAGGAAACTGAATACTTTAAGTACGTTTGTTAGGAGAGCACACGCCGCGTTGCTACGGCGTAAAATATAGCAATAGGACGGTAACCTG